TTCCTGACCTTCAAAATGTTGTAAGAATACAACTCTACCTTCCTGCATCCACATAGCTTTAAATACCTCAGGAAAATTTGAGTCTGTAATTGTGTCGTATAGTGATTTGTAAACGATTGGGTGTTGATTTTTACCTAAATCTATTTCCAAATATGCTTCTTTCAAAAAATAAGCTTGACTTTCTGAACTTACTATCATTTCACCAATTTTACTTGGAAACTCAAATGTTTCAGCCTCTCCGTTGATTACGTCATATTCAAATGTTTTAGTCTCACCCTTGTATATGAAGCAACCAGTCTTTTTTTGCAATGGTATTTTCTTAGCTTCTTCTATTAAATTTTGACTATTTGTAAATTTAATCAATTTTTACACCTCCTAATTTATAATTATGAATCTAATGTAGTTCTCTTAATTGTTGCTACTCCTGTACCCGAAGCCTTTGCCGCCGTAGCCATTCCAAAAAGGAAATTACTTGTTGAAGTAGTTGTAAATTTCTTAGCGGAATCATCCCAATAAACTTTACTTCCTACTGAAAATGTATCAGTACTTAGTGCTTGGTCTGTTTCAACTTCACATAATGATAAGTCCAATACACAAGAATCTCCCTCATCAGCATCCTGAAAACATACCCCTAAAAATCCACTTATTTTATAAAAAGTATTTGCGGTTACCCCTCCGCTTGGAGCTGTAACTACAACACTTTGACCGTCACTCATTTTTCTTGTAGTCGCCAAATCTAAAACCCCCTTCTATTTTAAAATATTATTTTCTTTTTACCAAGAATTTGTTATCTGATAAATATCCACCATTTGAACTACCACTCGATGTTCCAAACATATTAGGTGAAGAAACTTTATTCATTGTATTGAGTACATTAGATATACTTTCAAGTTTTAAATAGTTTTCCATTTCAGCTTTTATCTTATCTTTTTCAACTTCATTAGTTTTAAAAGTTTCAGATATAAATTTTTGAGCTTGTTCACCAGTTACTAACTCTTTTACTACTGCATTGAATATTTCATCTTTATTTTTTAGATTTAATGTATTCACTGCATCCTTGCCATTTTTTATATCTTCAACTGTCATTTCTCCAATTTCTTCTACTATAGCATTGCCTATAATAGACTTATTTGTAAGTTTTAATATCTCTGATAAATCTGAATCCGAGATATCACCCTCCAAATATTTGATTCTTAAATTCTTTAAAATTTCACTTTTTTCCACTGAGACATCTCCTCCCTTACTTCCTTCTTGATTAATATTATCATATTTTAAATTTTTTGTTTTATATGTATTATCAGAATCTTTAAAAGCTATAGTTATATTATTTTTATTCTTATCAACCTCTAATACTTTGAACCCTGTATAATTTTGCTTTATTGATGAAATAAAAGTATTTATTTTTTGTTCTTCATCATTTGAGCTTGTTACATCAGTTCCCTCAAACTCACCTACAAAACTATCAATTGACATTTCGCCGCTTGCAACAATTCGGGTTGGCATGCCGCAACGGTCTAATGGTGTCCAATCGATAGACATAGCCTTATATCCTGTTACTGATATCTTGCCGCTACTATCTTTTGAAAGCTCGGGCTGTCCAAAAATAGAAACCTGTTTTATCCTTTTTGACCTAACCCATCTCTTAAGTTTTTTAGCATCTGGGTCTATGACACCTCTAAAATATCCAACTTTTTTTGCTTCATCAAACTTTGCACCAATCCAGTGAGTTTGTATGTCAGGGAATTCAGTATCTACGTTATCAGGCTTTTGATGCCCTAAAAATCCATTTAAAGTATCCTTGTTTACTTTATCTACTATATCCTTTATTGCTTTTTCTGTATAATACCATCCTCTTTTAGAGGTACTTGCAGGTACTTCTACAACAACCTCTAAGGGCTCTGTATCTCCTGCTTTTAATGCCTCAATATCAACATGTTGTGAAACAGGTACAAAGTCAATACTTTTTTCAGATAATGTAGTAATAAGACTGTGCTTTTTATTCAAATCAATCACTCCTTTACTCTTAGTCTGAGTGTAAACTCCATTTTTCCACCTTCTAAAAAATCACTATCAACATTATAATACAAAATTTCAAAATTTTTAGTTAATAATATTTTCTCTATTTGTTCTTTTACTAGTAAATCTATATGTACACGATTTGTTTTTTCTACTTCTACTTTTTCAAGAATATTCATTCCCTTCGGCAGATTATCTAAGTCCCCTAACTCATCTAAATCAATCCCATGAAAATTATTATCATTATCTATACTATTTGTCATAATTGCCCAGCCCTCCTATTCAATGATTTTATATAATCATCTAATTTTTTATTCTTATTTGGGTTCTTTTCCCACTCTATTAGTTCATCTACTAAATTATCTATATCAGCATACTTCGCTATTTGTGTACATAAACAATTTGGGTGTGGTACTCGTGGTTCTTTACCCTTTGGAAAAAATCCTTTTTCACCATATTTTTTTTGATTTGCATATTCTGTGCAAATGTCAACCTCAGGATGCCTACTGCTAAGTACCCAATAAATTCCTTGATATCCATAAGTTTCGTTACTTGTAGTATAAAGGCCTTGTGTAAAGCCTTGATTAATCTCAGAACGTGCAACTCTTAGAGCTTCATAACTAACATTTTTTGGTATACCCGGAATTAGTTTTCTTAATCGTTTAGACACTGGTGTACTTTGTTTTAGGTACCCCTCTAAATCTTGGGCTAATTTTCTTGGGTCATTTATTCTATTTATCTCATAATATTCTATAATTTTTTTTATAGCTTTCTTACTTCTTATATTACTGTCCCAAATTTTTTTTGATAAAGTTGTTTTCTTTTTTCCCCAAGAATAATCAAAAACTAAATCAAATACCTTATCATTTTTATATGTAAGAACTTTAGTTATATTATTTTTTAATATATCTTTTGTGCCTATATCTGACCGTGTAAGAGCTGTAAGAAATATTTTGTTAGGTATGTCAGTACTAAATTTTATAGAACGTAATACATTGTTTTTTATGTTGTATACTTGCTCCCCGATTAAAAAAATAAATAAACTATCTATTAAATTATAAAGTTCTGAAAATATCTTAGGTGTCAATGAATTTTTTCCTGATTTTCCTGATAAATAAGAATTAATCCTTGAAAACATAATACTATATAAATGTACAAATTGTATTTCTTGATTTTTTCTTATCTTCAAAAACTCTTTTCTTGCATCTAATAATATTTTTCTTGTCTCACTGTCTTTTATTTTTTTTGTATACTCATTAATAAGCAGTAATATAGCATTATTTTTCCAATCACCCAAAGATTACACACCACCCTCTATACTATCAATAGTTCCACTATCACCCGTATTATTAGTTTGCTGTATATTATTATTATTATTATTATTCGGGTTAACATTATTATTCTGCTGTATATTATTGTTTTGTAATGAGTCAATAACACTGTTAATCAAATCACTATCATCATTATTATTTGAGTCTTTAGACTCATTCTTTATCTTAAGAAGTTCTTTTTTATAATCACCCATTTCATCAATAAGCTTCGATAATGATTCGACTGCTGTCTCTTTAGCCATAATACCTTCGCTAATAGCTGTAGTATATGCCTCAATCAATGTTTTTATTGTTGTAGCTTTTGTGTTATCGTCCTCCCTGTCAATCTCCTTCCACGATATATCATATTTAAAATCTAGTTTTCCATATTTTGTAAATGATATATTATTGAAAGCTATTAACATTCTTATCAATAAATCATAAGAATTTTTTAAAGATGCCCTTTTTCTTTCCACCTTTTTTATAACTGGTATCATTTGTTCTGATACACTAGCTTTACTACTTGCCACAGCTGTACCAAACACAAATTCTGGGGTCTCTGATACATCAACAATACACATAAATAAAAATTCAAGTAATGTGAAATGATTTGTTGCCGATACTTCCAAATACCCAGCGTCATCCTCTTTACTTCCTAAAAATATTACATTCTTATTTGAAAGGCTTAATTGCTTACTTGCTATCTCTGTACTTGTAAAATTATTTGATAGAAATGTGTTAATATCTGATACCCTGACTTTTAGTTTTGGCTGAGCTGTCAATCTGTTAGTCCTCAAATAATCTAACATAACATCATTATAAGCCCTGATATATGGCTCTACTGGTTCTATTTCACTAGAACCATTCAATGAGAAATCTCTCTCATTTGAAAATTTAATTATTGGTACAAATCCAAACGGATTTTTCTCTTCAACTTCTACAAGGCCGCTAATATTCTGCATATCTGTGTATTTTATCGAATGCTCCAAATCCGTCCATGTCTCAACAATTGTATATGATACAAAATTGTTGTTCTCATTTGTGTAACTTATTTTTGTAGATATTATAGCCTTATTTATTACTGCTTCATCATAAGAGTCATAAACACAAAAAATAGATAATGGGTCAATAAACTTGTAGGTAAATAACAGCTCGTTAGTATCATAAAGTATACTTTTTGAAGTATCTTTTTTGATTAACATTAAATAACAATCTCCATCTCTAAGAGTGTTTTTATGTATTTTCTGAAAAATTTCAAATTCCTTATTTATGAAATCATCAAAAAAATCCTGCTTTAAATCTTCTGAAAAATTTAATTTTTCTGTATTCTCTGGATTATCTATACTACTCTCTAATTGCTCATAATCATCTAGTGAGTCTTTTGAATTAAATGTAGGATTACCCATAAAACCAACGATACTATTTATGATTGGTTTTACAAACCCTGCACCAAGCTTGTATAAATCATGTGAATTATTATACATTTGCCTAGCTAGTTTACAGTTAACTTTTGAACTATCTAATTGATATACGGAGCCAATACCATTGAATGTTACAAATGTGTTACTTGTATCTCTTAGTGCTGAAATCTCACCAACATCTATATTTCTTAGCTTCCTCTTTTTATTTCTCATCCTTGTACTCATTAAGTCACCACCTCCAACAATATTATATAGTAATACTGTGTAATATTTCTTTTTGCTTTTTATCAAGTACTGGAACTTGAGTTATCAATGCCGTAGCTATACTACAAGCATCAAGTATATTAGGGCTGTCTCCACCAACTTCAAAGTCCTTCCATTGTTCTATAAACTCGTGATGACTTTCACGTATATAGTATCTTTTTGTTTCTGAATACACGCCAAACGTTTCTATTCTTGCGTCCTTTGAATTTTTAGTATTTACTTGTACAATTGGTGGTAGACTATCTAATAAAAATGCCTGCTGTGCTAGTGCTTTTTGGAAAGCTGTTGATTCTATCCCAACACCTTTACATCTATGTTGATACTTTTTATATACTTTGTCTATAAGCTTTAATTGTTCAGGAAATGTCAACCACTCGTGATAATATTCTATTAAGAATATTCTTTTATAGGTTATATCAAATCCATGTACAGCTAAACAACATTTATCTAGTCCTTTTATTTTTGCACTCTCTGCACTATCCGCGATTGCAGGGTCATAACCGATATAATACCACATTTCGAAATCATGAGGTAATTGTATATCATGAGTTGAGCCATAAAAGTTAAGCCACTTTAAGTCTAAAACCTTTACGTTAAAGCTTGAACGATTATTTTGTATAACCTTATTAAATGTTATAGTACCAACATCAGCCTTTTTTTCCAATAATCGTTTAATCGGCCATATATCCGGCCATAATGGTGTATTCGTCTTTTCATCTAATCCTGCATAATGAACATATTTATAGACATCTGACTTATCGCTGAGATAACATAATAAATCCTTATCATGTTGTAGAGTGCCTAGAAGTATTTTTTGACCACCATCTATAACCCTAGAATCAACAATTTCTTGCCACCATTCTTTAGTCTTATCTCTCAATATATTTGTTCTTGTGTTATCTAAATCTAAGATATCATCAGCTATAACCCATTGCAGCCTTGCACCTAATATAGCTCCACCGGTGCCTATTGCAAGTATGGTAGGGTCTTTAGACTGAAAAGACATATCTCTTTTCAGAAATATTTCAGATTCCGTCCATTTTCTGGAATAATCAGGTTCTACATATGGAAAATCACGTCTAAACAGCTCATTATTTTCAATATGTAATTTAATTATACTTAAAAAGCCTTTTGCCTGCCTTGCTGTATTACTAACAATAAGCCCTGTACAATTCTTATTATTAGCCATGAGCCATAAAGGATACACTAAAGACATCCAAGTACTTTTAGCGTGTTCTACAGGTATATGAATGACTATATTTTTATGCCTTAATACATTTTCAATCATATCATACTGAAAATCAGCTGTTTTAGTGTCCCATCTTTGTGTAAAAGGTTTTATATAATATTCTCCAAAAACTACAGGATTAGAAATTGCCATTAGGAATCTCTCATCATCTGATACTTCATCAATTACTTTCATGCACTCTATTGCGTGTTCTTTAAATGTATTAAATCTCTTTTGATGTAGCCCGTATAATCTCAAGTAGCTTTTCTTTATCATACTTTCCACCATTTTCCTTGCCATTTTCTGTCTCATCTACACCCTTTTGAGCTATAAGTCTATTTCCTATGTCTGCCTCAAGTATTAGAGCTTTTTGGCATAGTACATCAATCATTTTTGCAAGACCTGTGAATCCTTTAAACTCTGAATCATTTCTTATAGTAAATAGCACACTTTCTAATATTTCTGGAAGTATAGTATTATATATCCTCTTAAGTGATTCCTCTTTTTTCTGTATGATATCCACATTATCTTCTAATATTTTACTGCATTTCTCTAAATACTCCTTTAATTTTGGATATCTTATTTTATCCCTGCTTTTTTTTGATGTTCTCAATTTCTCTATTTCAACTTGTTTTAATTCATACCAAACTTTATATTGCTCTGCATCAAGCAAAAAAGGCAAGTATGCCCTATGAGCCTTAAAACATGTCTCAGATACAGACGTGCCTAACATATTCAATTCGGAATCTATGCACTTAAAATTATCACCCTCAATAATATAACGATTAATCATATGATTTTGTGGTGGTTCTAAAGCACATATATTACATTTCCTTTTGTGTTGTAAAATTCCTGATGATAAATATCTCAAATACACCCCTCCAACCTTTTATATATTTTGAATAATTGTTCTGGTGTTTTTGTCTCTATAAAAATACATTTAAGCACTTTACTCATTGTAACCTTAAAATCGTCATCTATATCATGAAATATATAAATATCCTCCCCTGTAATTGCAAGCTTTGTAAACCTGTAAGGAAGCAATACTATTATATTGTGCCTTTTACTCCAATGATTTATTGTAATACTGTTCTCAAGACACAAACCCTTTAACATATCATTCAAGAAATCACCCCCATATAACACTTATTATATCAAGTAACTTCAAAAAATGATATTAAAATATAAAAAAGAAGCTAAGAATTTTCTTAGCTTCCTACTTTTATAAAATATTTATTGAAAATTTGCAATGTCACATAATTGTTTTGAATATTTTTTAATTCTTTTCCTGCCTAGAAATAATTGTTTTTCGGTTAGTCCTCCATATTTAAGAATAAATTGAGCTAATGAGCTTAAAAACTCTGCGTCAAATGCATTGAATCCTACTCCATTATTTTCATGAGTTTTACCTTGTAATTTTTCTTCATCTGTTTGCAGTTCATAAATCTTTACTATTGCATTGCATACAAATTTATCATTTTCATTTAATAGAGATTTAATCTCATCAAGATGCCATACCCTTTTATTTTTTAATTTTAAAATTTCAGCTTTTACTTCTAATAATGCCTCGTTGAATACATCTTTGTGCAGTACACCACACCACCAATTGTAAAAGTGAGAGTATTCATCGTCTTCAACTTTATAATATAGTGTGAATGGAGTATTTTCGCCACCACGCTCTATTAATTTTCCATTGTTTAGCTTTATACTATTAGCTTTTGAAATCTGTAAAAGTTCCTCAATCTTTCTATCTAACTTTACTAATACCATTCTATCCATAATCATATTATTTAACATTGTCAGTCCTCCATTTTTTTTTTAATATATTGCTTCAAGCTCTAACCCTAGATTTAAAATTTCACTTTTATACTTTTCAATTATTCTAACTGCTTTTATTTTAGCATGTGTATATGCTTGTATATTTGTGACATCTGGGCAATATATTTGTTTGTTAAATCTATCTATATAAATAAATGTTGAATATTTTCCATGCTTAAAATTTACATACACTCTTTTATCCTTCCAGTTCTTCAACTCCATCTTAGTCTCAGCAACTTCAAAACTGTTAGCAATTACATTGAAATTATACTGTACTTTTTCAAGTGTATTCATTTTATAGAATTTGATAAGCTCTTTTACCATAAGACCAAATTGCACATGATAATTTATATTTGGAAATTGCTTTCTTAGCTTCCTAGTTTGTGTATGTGCTAACTTAAATAATTCACTCTTATTAATCATTTGTTTTTCCCCTCTCACTTGGTATAATACTATTATAACATTCATAAAATGAAAAAGCAATACTTTTATGAAAAATAATTCAAAAAAAGTATTGTCTTTTCATTTTAAGAATACTACTCCCCAATTAAAAAATAGGCCTTGAAATCTTTCATGCTTTTAAAGTCTAAGTATTCAGGATAATAATATTTTTCTAACCGTCCATTACTATCTGTGCTTAATATGCACTCAAATTCATTATCTAAAATATCCTCTATTACACAAACTAAAGTGTATTGTATTTCTTCGTTATCAAGTAAGAAATCACTAAAACTCACAAAAGTACTTTCATATTCTTCATATATTTTGCCGCATACTTCTAATATCTCTCTAGCTTTTATAACTGAATACCTATCTGTACAATCACTTTCATTTGCGAAGCCATATCTTTTTATATATTTTTTAACATCCTCTACTAATAGTGCTTCAAATACCAATTTAATCATATCCATTTTTTTTTTATTCCCCCATTAATACTCTAAATATTTGATTAATAGTTCTTGTATGATAACAATGTATAATATTGCTTATTAATGCTTTAGTTGTTGCAATATAATTTTCCTTTTTTTCTCCATCTAAAGTATCAATTTTTTTAATTCTTTTCATTACTTTTTCATTCTCCATTAGTGATTTAATACTATCAATGATAAAATATTCGTCTAATTCCATATAATTACTAACAAGTTCATAGATATTAGAATGTCTGATATCTATAAATACTTTTGCATCCTCTATCTTTTTAATATTAGCTAGTGCAGAATCTAATTGTACCTTTGTGAAGTTTGCATTTTTGAAAAAAACTTCGTTGAATCTGTCCTCATTTGTCATTGTAGTTATTATTGCTTCTCTTATAT